ATGGCAGGACATTTGCTACGGAAACGGAAAATTCCTCGCCATCGGTTTTTACGAATGCGCCATTTCCACGGACGGAAAAACGTGGACGCTGGGCGGTACGCCGCCCTCCGGCGTGCTGGCACTTTCCGTTTGCTACGGAGGCGGAAAATTTGCGGCGGTTGCCGGGGGCTACTGCATTTCTTCGGCGGACGGTATCAGCTGGACGAAGGCGGAGCTTGGCTTCCAAGTGACGGATATCTGCTATGGAAACGGGAAGTTCGTTGCGGTCGGGAACAGTGCGTTTGCCTATTCGGCGGACGCAGTCACGTGGACAAAGAACAGCTTCTCCGTCCCTGCCAACCGCGTGGCGTTCGGAAACGGGAGGTTCCTGGCGACGTGCGTCGCTCCGCGCGTTCTGCTTTCGAGCGACGGAATTTCGTGGGCCTATGTGGACGGACCCGGCGGCGCGGTTTTTAACGCGGTATGCTACGGGAACAGCGAATTTCTGGCGCTTCCGTTCAACGGAAACACCGGCGCTGTGATACCGGAAAGTGCGGAAGGGACGCTGAAATTCAAGCTGAACGACACGATCACGCAGACAAAGCCGGTCCCGGACGGAAATTTCCTTTCCATTGTGAGCGATGGGACGAGCATTTTCTTCTGCGGCGGCGGTGCGGCGGATTCGGTTTCCGTGCCGATCCCGTGGGAGTACATCACGGCGCTGGAGCTGGACGGCGTGCAGAGCTGTGACTATCTGTTTGTCTCGAACGGGAAGCTTTCCGAGGAGACCATCAACAAGATCCTTACAGACGGGAGCTATCACCCGAACGATCTGGCATCGCGGTTCTTTGCGGACTTCGACGGCTCGGCAAACGGCGGCGGCGTCGGAGACACGAAAATTTTCTCCTTCGCGATTTACCGCAAGACCGAAGGAAGCGCCGTTCTGGAGCATGTGCTGGACACGGATTCGGCCTACGGAGACGTGCTGTTTGACTGCGGTGCGGCGACCGGAAAAAATTACACCTACTACGCCTACGGCATCGGCGGAGACAAATATTCCTCCTCGGCGCTCATTTCCAACGAAATCACGCCGTGTTTCTGGGATTGGACCATTCTCTCCTGCACACAGGATGCGAAGGGAATTTATCACGCGCAGGAAATTTTCCGGTTCGGAAAAAATCTGGTTTCCGGAGCGGTCTCGAACAACAACGCGCCGCAGGTTTTGCAGAACTTTACGCCGTATCCCACGATTCAGGCGGCTCCGCAGAATTACCGGAGCGGTACGCTGCAAAGCCTCATCGGGACGATCACGGAAGGAACGTATTCCGACACCCCGGAGCTAAAAAAAGCCGTCTACGGGCTTTCCGTGACGCAGAGGACGCTGTTCCTCAAAAACCGCAAGGGAGAACTCATGAAGATCCGCATTTCCGGGCCGGTCACAATGGAGACGATGGACGACGCCGTTTGTCAGGCCCAGACCGTCAGCCTTCCATGGGCGGAGGTCGGAAGCGCGGAAAATGTGCAGATCGTGCTGACACAGCAGGACGATGCATGGCCGTATTGAGGGAGGCTGAAAAATGGCTTTTACGACCTACGCGGAAAAAATGAACGATTATCTGCGGCAGCTTAGAACGCCGTTTACGAAGCTGTGCCGGCTGCGCTTTTTGCAGCCGGACGGCTCCACGGCCTTTGCGCTGGACAACAATCCACTCAATCGGAGAAGCGGCGCTTTTCTGGCGGAGGGGACCATCTCCGGAAATCTCCAGAACGGCCAGAGACGGACGGCGAACGTTCTGCTGTCGAATCTGGACGCGGAGTATGACTACAACGTCAACAACATCTGGTTTGGTCAGCAGATCGCCATTGACGAGGGTCTGGTGCTTTCGGACGGCTCCGATTTTTACATCCAGCAGGGCGTTTTCTACGTTTCCGAGCCGGTGGAGACCTTGCAGCCCGGCCAGAGGACGATGGAATTTCCCTTAGTGGACAAATGGGCGTATCTGGACGGGACGCTTTTCGGAAAGCTCGAGGCGACGTATGAGGTCCCCATCGGGACTTATGTGTTCAATCCAATTTCTGCGATTCTGGCGCTCGACCGTGGAAATGGATACAAGGTCGATCCGGTGGCTCCGGTTTTTACGGAGTATTACAACGGAAAAACGCAGGTGCTTCCCGGAGGCGGAACAGTCCTGCTGACGAGCACGCCGTATACGTTCCGCGTGGATTCCGACGATGGGAGCTATGCGGACGTGGTTCTGGGACTTTCGGAAATGCTCGGCGCTCTCGTCGGGTATGACCCGAACGGTGCGCTGCGTGTCGAGCCTTCGCAGGACGATATTCTGGACGTGAACAAGCCCGTTTTGTGGCAGTTTTCGACGGATGAGGCTTCGCTGCTTGGCGCGACGTACACGGTCAAAAACAACGATGTCTACAACGATTACATTATTCTGGGAGAACAGGAGGACGGAAACCCGCAGGCGGCCGGTCGTGCGCAGAATCTTGACCCGGCGTCGGACACGAACGTTTTTGCAATCGGCCGGAAAACGCTCCGGGAATCGGCCTCCGGGTATTACACGAAAAAGCAGTGCGAGGATCTGGCGGTGTGGAAGCTCAAGCGGTCGGCGGTTTTGCAGAAGGCGGTCTCCATCTCGTGCTCACAGATCATGCACATTTTTGAAAATAACCTATGCTCGATATGCAGAACGGACAAGCCGGGTGCGCCCGTGGAGCGCCATCTCATTCAGGGCTATTCCCGGCCTCTGACCGGAAACGGAAGCATGACGATCTCGGCGGTATCGGTCAATGATTTTCCCATTGCGACCGTCACAAACTGGCCGGCATAGGCAGAAGGGAGGTACGGCTTTGAGCGCAAGGAAATACGGAAAGGTTCTGGTTTTTGCGAGCGGTGAAAAAATCCCGGTGCTTTCCGAGGACGGAAAATTCTTCTACTGCGAGGGACGGCAGTTCCGGAAGAGCAATCCGGAGATCGCAGAGGTTCGGAAAATTCCAGCGGACAGAAAGGAGAAAAAGGATGCGCAGTAACGGGCGGTTTTGGAGAGATACGGTCTTTGGAATTCGCGCGTGCGCGCACTTTTTCGGGAGAAACTGGATTCCTCCCCCTGTTGCGGGAATCCGGAAGCTTTATAAAAAATGACGATAGGAGAAATGGAATGGAAGTTTTCAAGGACGTGGTATCGGTCTGCGGAGGAATTACGACCATCGGCGTTTTGCTGGTCGCGCTCGTCCGGCCGCTGCGGGAGCGTGTGCTTGGCTCAAAAGCCATCAAGGATGGGATGAAATGTCAGCTTCGCGCCGATATGCTGCACACCTACTACAAAAACAAGGAAAAACAGAAAATTCGGCAGTATGAGTCGGAAAATTTCCAGTACGAGTACGACGCATACAAGGCGCTCCACGGAAATTCCTTCATCGACAAGATCAAGAGGGAAGTGGACGAATGGGAAGTGGTGTCATGAGAATGGAATGGAGCAAGAAAATTCTCGTTTTTTCGTATTTCGTGCTGGCGGTGCTGATCTTCGTTTTTCTGGCGGAGTCGGACAAAAGCTCCGCTGCGGCGGTGCTCTGCGCGTGGATCGCGGAGTGCGGTGCTGCGACCGGCTTTTATTTCTGGAAGGCCAAAAATGAAAACCGGAGCAAGTACGCGCTGAAATTCGTGGAAAAGCTGGCGGACCGGTACGGAATTGAAAGCACGAGCAGAATTCTCGAAACGGTTTTGAAGGATTGAAGGGAGAAATATCATGGATTACACAAAGATCATTACAACGTTCCTTGCGCTGATTTCGGCGCTGGTCTCGGCGTTTCTCGTTCCGTGGCTGAAGGAGAAGATCGGTTCGGAAAAGCTGAAAAAGTGGCAGTCGGTGGTGGAGATCGCCGTTCGGGCGGCAGAGCAGCTCTATAGATCCGATCAGGGTCAGGAGAAAAAGGCGTATGTTCTGCAATATCTGGCCTCGAAGGGCATTCGGTTTGACGATGCGACCGTGGACAAAATGATCGAGTCTGCGGTGCTGACGCTCCACCACGAGCTTTACGGAGGTGGGGAAGGATGACGGTCTCCGAGGCAATCAGAAAGCTGCTTTCCGTGGCCGAAAACGAGGTCGGTTATCTCGAAAAGGCTACGAACGCCCAGCTCGACGACAAAACGGCCAACGCCGGACGGAACAATTACACGAAATATGCGCGGGATCATGCAAAATGGGGGACCTACAATGCCTCCAAGCAGGGCTACGCATGGTGCGATATGTTCGTGGACTGGTGCTTTATCACGGCGTTCGGGTTTTCCGCCGGAATGGAGATGACGTGCCAGCCGAAGGGCCTCTACGGAGCCGGATGCACGATGTCCTACAATTATTTCCGGGATGCAGGCCAGAGCGTTCCGGTCTCCAAGGTTCAGGAGGGAGATCAGATCTTCTTCGGTTCTCCCGGAAACATGACGCACACGGGAATTGTCTATAAGGTGGACAGCGCGAAAATTTACACCATCGAAGGAAACACCGGCTCCGGAGAAAACACGGTGATCCCGAACGGAGGCGGCGTTTTCAAGAAGTGGTACTATCGGAATTCTGCGGCCATCGGCGGGATCGGACGGCCCAAGTGGGACGTAGTCTCCAAAATTTCCGGTATCCCGGAGCGGACGGAGCTGAAAAGCGTTCGGTACGGCTCCTTCCAGGGAGGAATTTTTGCCGAAGTCCCGTTTTCCTGCATCGAACGGATGGAACACATCCGCATGGATGGCGCAAGAGGCGAATATCTCACAAGCGCGGCCGTTCGCGCAAAATGGAACGGGCGTGCGCCGGATATCGTCATAAACGCGGAGCTTTTCAATTATTCCAATTACACGCCGGCTTCCGGCGTGGTGCATCATGGAGAGATGGAATATCGCGGGTGGCAGCCGTTTATCGGCTTCTCGAATTACCGGACGCCCATTCAGGAACGTACAGGAAAAACGCTTACGGGGTTGCGGATAACAGCTACCTCGACAGTGAGACACTGCATACCAGCGCGTATGTACTGCGCAAACTGAAATCCGTCATTACCAGTAAGTACGGGCGTCACAAGCTTGCCAGCGACGGT